ATGGTCTAGCTGTTCGTCGGTGTATGTGCGCTCAGACACACCCTCAATCCACGGAAAGCGCCTGTGGCGGCAGTTAGCTCCTTCCAGGCCGTCCACATACCCAAATCCAGTAGTTTCTACCAGATCAGGATATTTCCCAAGCGGGTCCACCTCTCCGTATTCGCTCAGGTAATAAACCTTTCCCTGCCAATCTTTATGGGAGGACCACGGAGACGGTCCAGGCTTGTCCCGTGCGCCGCTGTGGGCGGATATCTCAAAGTACCGTGTTCCAAGGTATTCCGCTGATTGGGCGGTATACTGATCGCATAGCTGAGACACACCGGTCATAACCGCTCTGCGGGCTGCCACATCGATACTATCAATATGTCCGCTCTCATAGTTCACCGTCTTTAATCCGCTCTCTGCAAGCTGTTTAACGGCGCTTGCAATGGCCTGGTTATAGCTGATTGCCCCAGACTGTACCTGCATCACTGCGCTGTCCAATGCCCATTGATACGCCTTTGCCGGTGGAAGCATCGTCCGCCCACTGTCTACCAAAAAGCCCATAGAGCGGGTAATATTTTCAAACTCCCGCTGTGCCTGCGCAGTGATAGCGGCAATATCGGCAGCACTTACCAGCGTTTGCGGCGCTGTTACATGAGCTAAGTCGATCAGCTCTGTGTAATACTTCTGATTTCTTTCAACAACATCATCCAGAAGTTTATTTAGCTTGTCCTGGCTGATCCCGGCTGTTTTCTGGATTGCTTTTTTAATGTCCTTCAGGTCAATCCCGTGGGAACGCAGCGCCCGGATATCCTGCACTGTTACTTCATTGAGCTGATCTGCTATTTTCAGCCGGGAGCATATCTCTTCAAGCAAGGTCAATTCCAGGCTTCGAAACAGTTCTCCAAGCTCTTCTGGAAGGGCGTCAAGAATTTCAGGGGTAAAAGGATATCTCATTTGTTTCTTTTTGTTGGAAAATGCAATTTGATTAAGCAAAGTACTAACCAAACACCCGTTGCCACAGGAAGCGAGAAATCGAGAGAAAAGCACAATGCCAATAAATAGATGATCCCAACATTAATAGCCCAACTCGCGGCATAAAATGCCACAAGCGCAACCAAAGAAATCAATGCTTTCTTCATTACTCAACCTCACCTAAATAAAAACGCCGCAAGGCACATCTCTGTACCTCGCGGCATAGCAAGCGCCCGCACTCGCATCGGGACTCCCTCAAACAAGGTGTGCTACTCTTACACTACCTCTTGCTATGCCGATTATACCATATTTTTTTGACACGCTCAACCATTTTCTTTTCTTCGGTTGTCAGGTTTGAAAAACCTTTTTCGCTGTCATTTTCGCTATGTTCATATCCGTGGTGAGTGTGCGGCAAAACACCTTTATGTGGTCTATCAAGGTCTATCTGCTTAACTCGCTTGTTCTTCGTGTCATAGTACGAAATGAATTTGAGCGTATCGCTGTTATTAACTGTTACATACACACGTCCGAGCGTCATTGTTTCCATTGGAGCAGTTGCAAGTTTGCTGCCGTTATAGCGCACAAATTTGATGTTTCCTGATTGGTAAACGCCCGTATATTCGCTCCCATAAGGTTTTCCACTTACACTAACTCCGCCGCTTGCTCCTCTGCCGCCCGTTTCCTCTCACGCCTTTCTCTTACTATATCTTGATGAGGCCTGACCCGGATCACGTTCCAGTCACATTCCTCCGGGACATTCCCATAAAATATGACCCATGACGGAGATAGACGTTTCATCATTTCCTCATAGCCACGCAAAAACAGGCGCTTGCTCTCTTTATTCTTCTGTGTCCCAACACTGGACGCAGCCACGATACCGCCAACCGGCTCCCCGTCAAAGCACCAATCGTAACTATTTTCGTCACTCCACGAAATAGTCGGATATACAGTCATGCCATGAAGCTGCCAGTAAGCGCCTAACCAATGCTTGCGGTAGTGGTTGTATATCTGCATAGCAAGGGGCATATCTGTGTATGTAGAAAAATCAGGGGAGCACACCGCTTTGAACTTTTGCAAAATCGGTATGTATCTATCTGGCTGGTTCCAATAGCGTGTAAACTGGTAGTCATCTACAAAACAGTGCACGATTTTATTTTCCTGTTCTTTCGCTGTGTTGGCGTAGTTCATGGGGATAAATTCGCCGGTCGGATATACTGTTACAGGAGAAATTTGTGGTATACCGTACATTCCAACTCCATCAAACCAAAAACGGTCAAGGTTTTCAAAATTGATCATCGTTAATCTTTACCTAAATTTGTATAAGATGCGAGCGCCTCTTCTATTGCCGCCAAACTGTGTTGTGTTTATAACAATTTCTCCCGGATCGTCTCCATAGTCAGAATCTTTTCCGCCAACTAAGTAGATATGTTTCATGTGATAACTTTCTACGCTTTTCAATGCTTTTGGAATAGCTTCTTTTAAGTCTGATACATCAGAATATTTATCAATGTCTGGAAGTTCAATGGCGCTTGTCCCATTTAACTTTCCGCCATAATTATCCGAATATTCGTTTAAATCCGCCGATAAATGCGCATATCTACCAACAGAAATATCTTTTTCTTCGGTTCTCAATCCAAAAACGCTATATCCACTATCTGTTATTGCGGAAAGAATCGCGGAATAATCAGAGTCTTTCCCTGTAAATTCTGGTGTTCTTCTTGCAACGCCACTCGCTCCACCACGTCCTCCCATCACTCAACCTCCTGTTGTGCCTCAGTAACCATATCCTCCATCTTCGGCAGCGCAGCCCTGGCCGTAGCTTCGTCCTCGTTGTACCACTTTGACCTGTATTCCCAATCGTTTAAAATGCCTGCCGCCATATCCTGGCGATCATTCGCACGCTCTCGTTCCTTAGCGTCTGCATCTTCCAAGATACTGTCTCCCCAGGCATAAGACGCTTCATAGCCTCCGTAAGGAGCAAGTCCATATAGCGTAGCGTAAACGTCCATAGCGTAGATCAAGCTGTCAAATGTATGTTGTAGAGCTTTCTGAATGCTGTCAATGGTGACATACATGCGCTGCTTGCTGTTCCTAATCTCTGTTGCAGTCTTTTCGATACTCTGCGGATCAGAGATCGTTCCATAAGACAGACCTACTTGGAACTCAATCTGCTTTAAGATGTTCTGGAAGCCACGGTACAACGGTTCATCCCGCATTTCCGGCTCAAACTTTTCAAAAAGATTTCCGTCTCTTGAAAGCGGTCCAATTTCAAATAGCCGCTTGTCGAACTCACTAGCCATCGTCGCCGTACCGTCCATAAATATTTTGCGCTGCCCACTCTTGTATTCCCAACGCAAAAGCTCCCATTGTTCGTCGGCGCTTTTAATCAAGTCCACGACTGCACCGCCGTAGATGGACATTCCCGCCCGGTCTTCTGTCTCTATGTTATTGGACTGCGGCGTTCTGAAATAGGCGAACAATGGGCCATCCAGATTTTTAATAGTGGTCTCTGGCGCAATATTGGCCCACTCTGGAACATCCGTCAATTCCGCTTTATCCCCAACACTGCCACTGCTGTCGCTGTGATAAGCCTTATTTTTGATGGTGTATGTATCTCCGGCCATGTCGTGGTACTCTAGGCGCACGTAGTGCTTCCCTTTGACTATCGCCTTTTCCCGGAACACACCGCCGATGCAAACGCCTGCTGGGCTGAACTTCGTCGGGCGAAACGCCGCAGAACTGGTCGCATCCACCAGAAGCATCCCATTGTAAATATACGGTTTGAATGCAATTCCGCCGGTAGCAAGTCCCAGCTCCAAGTCACGTAGAAAATGCTCAGACGCCGCATGGAACCGTTCATCTAGATAATCCGCCCGCTTACTTCCAGTGATATTTACTGTCAACTCTGAAAGCGCAGGCCGTGCAATCTCCCGGCAGATAGCGGCAGGCAAGCCAACCGGGACAATCTTGCCTACAGCCCAGGGCGGCTGATTGATATACATGGCATACCAGAGGTTGATGTTCCGCTCCATAATCTGGCTCACTGCTGGTGCCACATCAAAGGCTCTTTGAGTAGTTGCCTGTGGAAATATAAAATTTTTCATCCGG